TATCTTTATACTATGGCGAATAACATTAATATAACATTTAGCAAGGCGGATATGGGTCTTGAAAATGTGGATAACACTTCTGATTTAAACAAACCAATATCTACAGCTACACAAACGGCATTAGATAATAAGGTTGACAAAGAAGCTGGAAGCCGTTTAATAACTAGTGCTGAAGCTACATTGTTGGGTAATACTAGTGGAACGAATACAGGCGACCAAGACCTTCAAAGCGTTGTAACTGCTGGTAATACTACAGATACAGATATTCAATTTGGGGACGGTGTTGGTGTGTTACTAAATAATACTTCAAGACTTCGAGAGGGTACAATTGACTCAGGCGCTGGCGGTGGTGTAGCTCAAATTTGCGCTGTAGGTTACGAGTTGAAATGGGAAGCTGGTAGTCAATATGTAATGGATGGTAACGGTCTTTTAATACGAGAAGTTAACCATAAATTTACAAGTATTCCAGATGCAAATAATGATAACACACAAGGATTTTATGCTGGGTCACGTTGGATATTAGATAATGGAGATTTATATATTTGCACAGATGCGACAACCGCAACTGCTGTTTGGGAATTACAAACTATTGACACCGTGCCAACTGATGGAAGTGTTAAAGCTGTAGAATCTAACGGAGTGTTTGACGCTTTATCAGATAAAGTTGATAAGGTTGCAGGGGAAAGACTTATAACAAGTGCAGAAAGTACATTACTAGGCAATACTTCAGGAACTAATACGGGAGACCAAGACTTGAGCGGTTTAGCTCCATTAGCGTCCCCAACATTTACGGGAACGGTTGTACTACCAAGTGATACATCAATAGGCACTGTTTCATCTACTGAATTAGGGTACTTGGACGGGGTTGCTAGTAGCGTTCAAAATCAATTAAACGCGAAAGTTAATCTTAACACTTTAATAACTCCCGCTAGTGGAAACAAAGTATCTGTGGATGCCAAAGGTTTGGTTTTAACTATCACAGACGAATACGCAACTTCAACAACTGGGAGCGTTATATCATTTTCAAGTCCTAAAGTTTGGAATACATTTAGCTCACCATCAACAGCAAATTTAACAGACGACTTAACGGGTGCGAAAATTGGAGCTATTCAAAAGATATACTCAAATAAAGCGGTTGCGCCAACCGTTCCAGCTGGATGGGTTTTAATAGGTACAGGAACTTACACAACATCTACTTTAAATATTATATTTGCTGAGTGGGTGAGTGGAACTCGCATCGAATATTGGGTCACTAAACCAGCATAACTTATGAGTTACTACCATCATTTAATTAAGAGTGCAGTAGTGCCAGCATACGGTGCATTAACCACCGCATGGATAACTGCAACTGGAGAAACTGACCCAACTATTATAAGTGCTTTAAACACCTTAGAAACTGATTTAACTACTTATGGATTGACCGCTAAGATAAAAGCGTTATATCCAATGGTTGGAGGAACTGCGGCGAAACATAAATTTAACTTTATGGACGCAAGGGATTTAGACGCTGCTTATAGATTAACGTTTAATGGAGGTTGGACTCATGCAAGTACAGGAGCTTTGCCTAATGGGACTAATGCTTATGCTAATACTTATATGGCAACAACGGTAATAGATAAAAATTCAACGAACAACGTATATTTAAGGACAAACAGCAATGGTTTAAATACAGATATGAGTATATTAAGTTCTGGGAATACAATGTTATTAATGCCGAGATTTAATGATGTTCTATACGCTGATTACCCTTATACAAGAGACACTGTTGCTAATACAGATTCAAGAGGTAATTACACTATTGTAAACGCTTCAGGTATAGGAAAAAAAGTTTATAAAAATGCAACGTCATTGATTTCTACTACTTTTTATAATGAATTTTTTGGAGGCACTGTAGTACCAGGTACTAATTTCATATTTAGCGCGTGGGGTTTCTCTACTATCTCAAGGTATTCTAATAGAGAGATAGCCTCCGCATTGTTGGGAAATGCTTTTACAGCCACAGAAATAGTTAATTACAATACAGCTATACAAACATTCCAAACTTCACTTTCTAGAAACGTATAATGAAACTAACAGACATAACAACAGCAGAATGGACTACATATGTAGGTCTATTGACTATTGAACAAAAAACATTAATACATGGTAATCAATATACTACGGATTCTTATTTCAATCCTATTCAGGATTTAAATGACAACTGGGTGATTTCCATAGAGGAAATGAATTATTGCACAAACGTAGATTACCTTTGGGTAAAGAATTTAGATTTAATTATATACGAGCCAAAGGTTCAGGTAAACCCTTTTTAAGAAATGAGAGAATTCGTAGAGATAACAAAAAAGTATGGAGTGACAGGAGTATTAGCTTGTTGGCTATGGATGACAAACTCACGAGTGCAAGCATTGGAGGCTAAATTAGAACATTGTTACGAGTTAAGAATGGCAAACGGAAATTTAAAAGCTAATAGAATGTATAGTAAATCAATTAATTTTGCTATCTTACCAGATAAATTTAAAATAAAAAAAGGATGAGAAATTTAAAAGAAGTAAAAAAGAGATGGAACGCGGAAACACCGATGTTTTTTAAGAAGTTAATCCACGTAGGAATAGTAATAGGATTAGTTGGTGGTGCGTTAATTACGTTGCCTGCGACTGCTTCAGTAGGTGCGGTTCTAGTTACAATCGGAACGACTGCAGCAACGGTTTCAAAGTTTGCTAAAATATGATAACAACAGCTGAATGTATTAAAAGATACGGAAAGCCAAACGAGGGCGGGGTCGGTTATTTAGAAAGTATTACTTTACCTTATCCAATGGTTTATGACGGCAAGCCTGTTAAGAAAATGAGATGCCATAGGCTTGTTAAACAAAACTTTTTAGACGTGTTTAATGAGTTACTAAGTGTTTATACATATCCTGAAATAGTACGTTTAGGGATAGATAAGTTTGGCGGTTGTTTCAACTACAGAAAAATGCGAGGGGGTACAGAATTTAGCCGCCATTCATGGGGCATAGCAATTGATTTAGATGCTCAAAGAAACCAATTAAAGGAAACTAATAAGACTGCTAGATTTGCACGTCCTGAGTACGCTAAAATGATTGACATATTCTATAAACATGGATTTGTTTCTTTAGGTAGAGAAAAGAACTACGATTGGATGCACTTTCAGATAAAATAAAATAAAATATGAAAACGAGCCAAAAAGGTATTGAATTAATAAAACAATTTGAAGGGTGCAAGCTGAAAAGTTATAAGTGTCCGGCAAATGTTTGGACAATTGGCTACGGCAACACGTTCTATTTAGATGGCAGCAAGGTTCTAATGGGTCAAAAGATTAGCCAAATAGAAGCGGATATGTTAATGTTAAAGTTGCTACCTAAATACGAAGCTACAGTAATCAAAAATATTAAGGTTGCTTTAAATCAAAATCAATTTGATGCCCTTGTATCGTTTTGTTGGAACTGTGGAAGCTCACAAACTTTATTCAGATTAGTAAATCAAAAAGCTACGGATGAGGTTATCTATGATTGGTGGATTAATCATTATGTTACAGGAGGTGGTAAGTTACTACAAGGCTTAATTAACAGAAGACGTAAAGAAGCTGATTTGTTTATTAAGAAATAAAGGTTATATTTGTATGGGTTTTTCATAATTTCCCATGTGTTTGGTTAGGTCAAATTAACGCTATAGGCTCCACGCTTATAGCGTTTCTTATTTAGATTCAATATAAATAGTAATTATTTTATAATAAAGTTTGTAATAGTCAATATTATAGTTATCTTTGCTATGTCAATAAGACGTAACAATAATAAAAACACAAATTATGGAAGCTTTAGACTTTATTAAATCAGAATTATTACAGAAATTTTCTAATCAATTCCCCACTCAAAAAACTGAAATTACTTTTGGTGATTTAACTTATTCATTTATGCATAAAGATGGTTATACGTTGGAGTGTGTTTTTGAGGAAGGTATCCGTTTTTTAAATGGAAAAAGTTATAATGGTAAAGGTATTAGCGTTCAATTTATTTGCGCTGAAAAAACTCCAAAAGGTTATATTTCAAGTAAAAAAATAAATGTTAATATTAATGATAAAAATGACGTTACGATAAGCGAGGTGGCAGAATTATTAAAATTTAATACAGATGCTATTAAAAATACATTTAACCCATTTTACGCTGAACATAAAGCTAAAAGCAGAAACGCAGCGGCTTGGAACTTTATAGCATCAAATTATATTACAGACCCATACTGCACAAAATAATTAATAAAATGACAGCACGGAAAGACGGCATTTTTTAAACTAATAATAAAAATTATGAAAAACGAAAACATTTACATTGCACCCCCATTAGGAATCTGTATTAAATGGTGGAAATCAAAAGGACAAGCAGAAGCTACAACGGGAAGCTTCAATTATGAATTATATTTACAGTATTTAAAAGCAATAAACAAATAAATTATGAGAAACACAATTAAAACACTAGAAGAATGTATCGCGGATTTAAAGAAATTAATCCCTAGTCACAAAAACACAAGGTTTGTTAATTTCATGGATATTGATTTAGAAGTTGAATATCTAGATACTTATGATAATAGATTCCCTGAGGATGGTCAACACATCTACATAAATAATGTATATATCGCAGGAATTAACGTAACGGTATTATTCCAATCGAATGATATGCAAGAAGAATTAATTGATATTTATTTAAAAGAACAAGGACAATGAAAATATACGCAAAAATACACGCAGCAAAACAAGAGATAGGAGTAGTTAAAAAGAACGCTAAGAATCCACATTTTAAAAACACGTATGCCGATTTAAACGCATTAATCGAAGCGGTTGAGCCGATACTACTATCGAAAGGTTTAATACTCTTACAACCTATTAAAGACGGTAAAGTGTTCACACAAGTAATAGATACTGAAACTTTTGAGATGGTCGAAAGTAGTATTGATTTAAGCCCTAATTTAACGGCGCAAGCTTTGGGTAGTCAGATTACATATTATAGACGTTACACTTTACAAAGTTTAATGAGTTTACAAGCTGATGACGATGACGGTCAAAAAGCAAGTGCGCCACAAGCAATAACTAAACCAATTTGTTCTGCATCATTATTTGAGAAAGCAATAACTAGATATGAAGGATTAGAGTTAGATGTATTTGACAAGCTTAAAACAGCATATACATTGACAGCACAACAACAATTAGAAATTAACGAAATAACTAAAAGATGAATAATTTAGAAAGACAACAAAGAGAAAGCGTTATTGACATCACACCAACTACGCTACAAGATTACTTCGGAATATTAATCGAAGCTGTTAGAAACGGGGAATTAAACGCTTTAGAGCTATTCGGTAAAGCAAAAGAGATTGAAGAGTTAGCGCAAAAGGTTAAAATTGAAATACAAATACTAGCAATTGATGAAGCTGAAAAACGTACTGAGAAAACTTTTAATTTTGGTAACTTTAAATTTACGAAAGTAGAAGGACGTAGAATGATTGACTATTCAGGAATTGAAGAATATCAGATTGCTAAAGCTAATTTAAAAGAGATTGAGGACAAATATAAGCAAGTTGCTTTAAGTAGTTTAGCAAGCTTAGATGAAAGCACTGGAGAGATACTTAAACGTCCGATCGTAACATTTAGTAAAAGTTCAATTTCAGTAAAAAATATTTAATATGAGAGAATTTCAAGACGACGAGAATATAAAAGAGATGAGGTTCCTATTAAAATTATTCTTAACGATAATAGGATTAGTAGGAATAATGATAGGATTAACAGTTTACGAAATACTTACAAAATGAAAAGACAACTTAAAAAGAATATAAT